CTTCCAAGTCTTGGCTAGTTGGCTTCGTTTTTTTAACGAGACTACATATTGTGTTGAAATTATTTCTGTCTTTGTAATATAATTCTCCATCTAATACTAAATCTGGGTTTGCTAAGAAATGATGTTTTAATGATTCAAAAATATGAGGTGCACTAACAATTTGCTTTCCATTACGAGTCCACATTCCATCACTTTTTACAATACATCTAATTCCATCTAATTTTGGTTGTACATTTACTGGGTATTTAAGTTTGTCTTTATAGTCTTCATACTTGTGAGCTAACATTGGTTTAAATGGTGTTGGTTTGTCTACATCATTAATGTCTTCAAAGCTACCTAACTCTAAACGTTTACGTCTCATTGCTGTTGCTTCAGCTAGTGCTTGTTCTTCAGCTGTGGTACTATTCTTTTTACCAATGTTTTTAGGATAACAAACAGTCCATTCAGCTTCAGTTTTGATTCCATCTACATAACCACTAATTGTTCTGTATTTGTCGCCTTCAACCTCAATGGTCCACTCAAGCACTTTTCCGCTTACGGCCTTTTTGTAAATTGTTTTTAACTTCATCTTTATTTTGGAAAAATTTATTTTGTTTACGTTCTTGTTTTTTTACTTCTTTAAGTGCTTTTACTTCTTGAGCAAATTGTTTTTCTGTTTTATGATATTTTACACTCACAGATATAGGTCCTGCTGTTGTAATATCTAAATCATAATGCCAAGTTGTGTCTAAATCTTCACCTTTGAATACACGAGTAAATTTACGTGGTGATTCTATTTTTGGTTCTTCTTTTGGTCTACCTCTACCCATTAAAATAATTCTTTAAATTTATTTGGGTCAACATTCTTACCCATTTCTTTTAACTTTTGTGCTTCTTCATCTTTACGAAGCATTTCATCAGCCAAACGTTCTAATTTACGTTGTGTAGCATGAATTTGTTTTTGTTGTTTTTTATAATCTTTATACTCTTTATCTTTCATCTTATATAATATAACAAAATTTTTTAAAAAAGCCAGTTATATTTAATATTTTTAATAAAAAAATCTTCGTAAAGACTAACAGCAGCAGTATATGCTGATTCAATGTCTGTTGATTTTATAATAACCTGTTTTTTTGTTTGGTATTTTTTACTTACCATCATAACCTTATACTCATGTATAAAGTCATTACCCATAAAGATAAATATGGGCTCTTTCGAGCCCACATTAATTACTTAGTAGTCGCAGACGGTGTTTTTGGCTTTGGTTTGCGATACGGTTTCTTTTTAGCTGGAGCTTTAGGAGCTGATGTTTCAGCAGCTGGCTCTGCTTTAGGAGTTTCAGTTTTAGTTTCTACAACTACGTTGTTTACTACTACAACTGGTTCTTCTTCTACAACAGGAGCGTTTTCAACTTCCTCTTGTGTTGGAACTACTTCTGGTAGTTCTTCCTGGTGTTCATTTGAATTGAAGAATCTATAGATTCCCAATACTACTAACACGGCGCCGATGATTATAATTATATTGGTCATTTTAAAATTTAGATTTTAATTTATAGTCTTTAATTACTTCTTTTACTTTTTGTGAATACTCATTATTTCCTTCACAATAAATTTTATCTAAAGTATTGTAATACTGTTGTTCAGTAACATTAACATTGTTACCAAATACTGACTCTTGCCACAGTTTATAGTCTAATGTGCTTTCTTTCCAAGACTCAAATACTGCGAATCCATTTTCTTCACCTAATGCTAAAGTACTACGTGTATGTGCATAACGCATTCCATATAAATTTTTATTAGTTCTACCTACACCTGTACGACCTAAACTTGTTTCAATGTATGCTTGTGCCGCTACAATATAAGGATATTTAACATCATAAAGTTTAAGTAAACTAACTAAATTGTCTTGAGTAAGTGTGTGTTCTTGTCTTTTGTATTCTAAGTATTTTACTTCAATGTTATCTAAAATAGTTGAATGAACATATCTTCCTAAAATAAAACTACCAATAATAATCAATAAGATTGATCCTGATAATAGTCTCATTTTACGTTTGTCTTTAACGAATTGTAATGTATTTCTATCTAGTTTATATATCATAACTTATTTAATTTGGTCAATCCAATAATTTTTCATAACATTAATATCAAATGTTGGTTCTTTACCTAAATTATTCATAGTCCAATCTAATAAAGCACTATAACACTCGTCTCTGTTTTGGATCTTACTTTCAAGTGTTTTTACGTCTTTACTTTTTTCTACTTGATTCTGTAATGTAATAATTTGTTTAGTTAATTTATCAACTTGTTTAGTTAATTCATTATTAGTTTCATTACTTAGTCTTAACTCAGTTTCTAACTCAGCTACTTTTATCAGTAGATTGCTTTGGTTTACGGCCTCGTTTTGTTTCTGATTTTTTTGAGGTTTTAGAAGTTGTTTTACTTGATTCCAATAGTTTTTTAATTTCATAATCATGACTTATTTTTTGTATTTCAGAACACTTTTCGTATTGTTCAGTATTAATAAACGTTTTCATACACCCACTTAAAGCAACAGGCCAATCTTCTTGAGTTGAGTAAAGTCTAAATACTTCCCCATCTTCTTCTACCATTACATCACAAACTGCTACTTTTTTAATATTTTTAGCTACTCCTCTTTTAATAGCTTCAAGTAAACAATCAGCTAATTCTGTAGATTCACGTTCAGCTAATCTTTGAGTAAAATCATTCATTGATTTAACTTTGATTACTTTCACTTCTTCTTCCTTTCTGATTTAATTTGAGCTTCTTTTTCTCTTTGTTCAACAGCAAATTTAGCTCCATACATAGGTGAAAAACGTTTTTGATTGTTTTGCTCTCTAGCGATTAGACGCTCTTTTCTTTGTTTTTCTTCTAACGCGTCAACTTGAGCAATCTGCTCAGCTAATGTTAGTGTTCGAGTTTGAGTTTTATTTTGACGATTTACTCTGTCAAAATTTCTCATTGCTCGATCAAATTCGTCTTGTGCGCATGTTTTAAATCCCATATTCTCTTATAAATATAATATAACAAAAAATTTTAAAAAAGCCAATTTTTATAATCGTGAGATGTATTGATTCTCATCGACATCATTGTCATCTGCTAATCCTAAGTTTTTAAAGTGATCTAATTGCCACCCTTCTAAGTCCCAAGTTGGTTGTTGTTTCTCAGTTGGTGTATAATCATCTTCAATAAATTGAATTTGTTTAGCATTAAAAACTTCGTCAACATATAAATAATAACAATTATAACAAAGAATCTCTAAATTTTCCAACCTCCAATTACTTTTATTTTTATCTTTAAAATTAAGTAATAATGGTTGTCTCATATCTGATGCTCTACGTTCGTGAAAACCACATTTATAACACTCTGATTTTAGTAAGACTTCGTTTAATAACCGAGACTTTAATTTATCTACAGTATATGATTTTCTAGGTATTCTGCCTTCTAATAAATCTAATAAAGCTGGTTCTTTACCTTTTAATGGTAAAAATTTAGGTATACCTTTTCCAAACTGATTAAGATGTTTATCAAATAATGTTTGACCAGTTGTTTCATCATTATACATTTTAGCAAAACGCTTATAATGATTATAACTACAATTTAGATAACGGGCAGCAGCTCTATTTGAACGTGTAGCATTTTGAGCTTTAATGATATCTTGTTTAGTAAATGTTTTAGCTAATGGCATTATTTTGGTTGATTAGATTCCACAAGTCTTCAGGTGTGTTACATGGAATTATTTTTCCATCTCCATCCATTAATTGATTTTCAGTTCCGTCTGGATTTAATCTACCATAAAGATAAAAATCAATCAAATCCATTCCACTATCACTAAATTGTAGTAACAACAAGTCTTCTATTATTTTATAATAAAGTTCATTGTATGTTGAATAATCTAATCTTAAATCACTAAATAACTTTTCTTGACGTTCCATAGCGTCTTCTAAGTTATTAATAATACTAATAAAAATTGATTTTTTGTTTGAAGAAGCAGTTCTAGTTTTACGTTTTATTTCAACGTTTCCGAACGTTTTATTCTTCACCGGATTGAGTTTCTTCTGTGTCATCTGTAACCTGTTTTTGTTTTGTGCCAATTAAATCACTCATAACCCACTGTGATAATGAATCTAAGGGAACAATGAATCCAATTGCTGTAAATTTATCTTTTAAGTCCTTATCACGATCAATAATGATATCATGTTGGGAGTATTTCTTTTGTAAAAAGGCGGCTAATTGGTTTCCAACATCATTCAAACGAGTACCATCCACTTGAGTACTATCCTTAGGAATAAATTGAATTTTAACGCCAACCTTAGTAGGATTTTTATTTACGTCAAATTTTACTGACCAATCAACACCACCAAATTTAGTTGAATATCTTACTGGTCCAGTAATGTTTGAAACTTCTAGTATAGTGTTTAATCTAATCATTTACGATAAATATTAACTTTTTTAAAATAAATTTGATTTTTTATAATAGTTTTGAATTATTGATAGGATTATGTTTTGCATATTGACCCCACTTGTATTTAAAATACTCATGACACGCTATTTCATATTCTTTAGATGTTGATTTTTGTTCTTCTGATTTAGCTGTCACTGATACAAAATGATAAAAATTACTATTATATGCTCGTAACATTTTCATATTATTCATTTGACATTTCATAAAAAATTCCCAATCTGCTACAAATCCTGATGGTGATGGATAAGACTCATCAAATCCACCAACTTTAAGAAAATCGAGTTTATTTATTAAAATAGGGAATGTAGAACCAGTTTCATCTACTTGATTAGTATATTCTAATTGGCTTTCAAAGTCCCAGTATTCTTGTAAATTAAATGTTTTAGGATCTCTACCTAAATCTTTTATAATAAATTGTCTAAACATAGAATTATAAGGTTCTATTTGATTTGGAGAAACTACAGAATTTGGTTGATATATTTTTTCTAATTCAGTGTCCCAATTTTTAGGAAAAACATTATCATCATTAACAAATAATAATTTATCATAATAAGCATTATATGCTCCTAAATTATTACCTCGACATGTACCTACATTTTGTTCTAAATTTAAAATACTAATATATTCATTATGTTTATCTAAAACATCTTTATTTAAATCATAAAAACCATCAACTACAACTATAATTTGATTTTGATTTTGTTGTCCTTTAATAGCAGATTCTAAACATAAATCTAATGCCTCAGGAGCTTTATATGTTGGAATAATAACAGATATCATAATATTTTATAATAACCCCCAATTTGAAATTTTGTTTTAGTATTAATTGAACCATGTTCACTTGGTTTATAATTTGAATATTTCATAACCCTGAAATCAACACTCACTCTAGCTTTACCAGTTTCATTGATTTTATTCCCATGCATTAAATTACTACCATCCCATTGAATTATTTCTCCGTAGTTACAGTTCATTGGGGTAAAATCACCTTTATTCTCCTCAGACTCAACCCAAATAGTATTCGTATCAAAAGCATCTGTGAACGGTAAATAAAAATTATCTTCGTCTACTTCAACAGCCCAATTAACATCTCTATACCATTTATCTTTATGAAATTCACCTACAGCAATATTATTAGGATAAGCTACTCTAAATGTTGGAATTGCTTGATATACAATTTGCTCATTGTATAATGGTTTAACTACATTTAATATAAATTCATTATATACATTAATAAATTCATCAGTGTGAGCCCAATCATAATATAATTTATGATATTTTGTACTTTGATCTTTTTCTCTACTTAAAACCTCAATTTCATCATTTAAAGTTACCAAATCATTTACTTCAAATAATTGTTCTAATTTTTCTTTAAATAAGAAATGTTCTTTATTATAACTAATCTTTTTCATATTATTTCCAATTTATTATAGGACTTAAAAATGGCAACTCACAATGTGTTGAATATCCAGGAACAGATGATATTAAATTTGATCCTTGTTTCCATAAATCTAAAAATTTAGTGTGGTCATAACCATCATGAGTATGTTCGGGTAAACAATATTTTTCATGTGTATCCCAATGTTTCTGAAATGTTTTCCATTTACCAGAATATGTGTTACAAGTAGATGGTGTTGTACGCCAATGAATTGAATCACTATGTAATAATTTAGATTGTAACTCATTATACATTGGTAAAAAATACTTATCTGGATGATCATATAATGTCACATAATCAACATCAAATGTGTTAAAAGCTTCTGATAGTATTTTATCCCAACCTTCTAAATGATAATAATCATCTTCAACTATATAAACAATATCTTCAGGATCTAAATTTTGACTTTTTATAAAATTTAAACAAAACAAAAAACTATTAGCATCACTTCCTCCTGTAAATTCTGTAATATTATCATCAGAATCAAATTGGAAATGATGATTATCTTTTGTTCCGTCTAATAAAATATATAAATCAACATTTGCATTTTTAACAGATCTATAACATTTTTCATATGAAAACCAATTAGGTCTCACATTTTGTTTTCTATTTATAGCTCCATTATAGTGTCTTAAAAAAACTTTTATTTTACTCATGGCAGGTCCATTTATTACTTATTAATGTTTTGATTGGTAATAAATCTTTATCTAATGGTTTTCTTGGGTATAAATGTAATGGAGTATTCTCTAATTTTAAAGACTCAATTACAAAAAACACAGCTGTTGAAACCGTATGGATCTCTTCAGCTTGTTCTAATACTCCACACCAATCTAATAAAGAAAAACCATCAATGTATTCTTGATGAATGATTTTTAAATTTGTTTCAAGTTTAATATCTATTTTATAATTGTATTCAGGACCAGCAAAATTATTATTAACAAATATAAATTTATCATCTGGTTTAATATTTAAATATTGCTTAAGTTGTTCTTCTTTTATTTTATTTCTAGTAAAATTTAAAGTTCTCCACATTTCTGGATTAGCTTCCAACAACATATATTTAGCTTCCATACAATCTTTAGCTTGTGGAATCATATAATGAGAATGTTGGAATGGAACTTCATTATAACCTTGATAATTATTAATATTAAATTCTGATTGTTTTATAAATTGCATATTAGGAATTATTATATAATCTTTAACCCAATAGTAATGGTCTACAACAGGCCAAACAATATGATCTGCTTCTAAATTAGCAACTAATGGAGATAAAAACAAAATATCTCCAACCCCAAAAGGTTGATTAATTATTACTTTCATTTAATTTATTATATGTTTCTTTAAGTCCTTGTTCTAATCCAACTAATTTAATATTAAGTATTTCTAAAGGCATTTTGCTACCAAAATAAGCGAAATCATTCTCATTACTTGTTTTAATCTCTACTTTATGAGTGTCTAAGTTATTAATAATATTAGCAATTTCACTTAACATTAATGTATTTTCATAAGTACAATCAATAGTTTTAGGTAAAATTTTATTTGTTAAGTAGTATTTTATTATTTCAATAAAGTCTTTCATATAAAAGAAATCCATTAAACGATCTTTATGAATTAACATTAATTCTTTATTAATATAACGTTTAATGTTACTTTTA